CGAGTTGAGCCAATCAATGCCGAGGAAAGGCCTTGTGACTATAGGCTGCGGAGTGGGCAAGCCCATCGAGAACATCGGAGCAGGAGCGCCTTGACGTCCGGGCATTTACTTTCCTTCCTTTTCCTTCGGGGGCTTGGGCTCTTTCTCCTCGTCGAGGTCATCGATGATAAAGGGAAAGATAGCCTGTATCACAGCGCCCAGGGCTTTCTCGTCCTTGAGGAGCGACAGCTTGATCGTATAGACATGAACGTCTTCGAGCACCGTCTCGTCAATCTTATTGATAGCATCGACGAAGGTAGGGTAGTTCTTGCTCTCCGGTGCTACGACCTTGGGCGCACCCTTGACCTTGGCCTCGCCGTACTTGTCGCGAAGCTCCTCCATGCGCTTATTGTATTCCTTGAACTCGCCTTCGATCCTCGAAGCCACAAGGCCAAGTCTGAACGAGACATCGCTCGAAAGGCTTTCGGGCAATCCTTTAGCACCCTGTACACCGCGTATCGCCCGATACGCATTTACAACCTCTCCCATAGTAAGTTTCATCCCACATCCTCCTTGCTAGGACGTGATCGGCGTCAGCGTCACCACGAGCCCCGACACGTTCGTGAGCTGCGCCTCGTCCCATACCGTCGCGTCGTTGAGCCCGACGTTGTAGCTCCCCTCGAGCGCCTGGATGAGAGCGATCTTCTGCCCCCCCGATACTGGCTGCGCCTGCGCTCCGGCCGCCGGCTTCGCCGCTGGCGAGATCGGATAGCAGAACACCTGGACTGCCCCCGGCCCTCCGGCCTGCCCATTGTACTGTGCGAATCCCCAGCCCGCCGCGTCGAGCGCGCTGATCAGGTTCGTCTTCGCCGTGTTGATCGCGTTCATTCCATACCCCCTTGCCTAACGTTAGCCGATCTAAGATCGGCTTATGAAAACCTAACCAATGTAAAGGTCATCGGGCCATCACCGGTAGTATTCCACCCGATAGCAGCTCCTGTCATAGTAATATGGGCAGTAGATCCTGCAAACTTCCAATACTGAAGACCTGAGCTCCCATTATAGCTCCAGAGATACATCTCATAAACTCCACAGCCGGCGTTGCCCGTTACAAAAGCCAATCCACATTGACCGGCAGAAGCAGTATACAATGTTCCAGCATTACCGATCGTGGCAACAAAAGAAACCGTACTATAGACTCCACCTATAATACTTACGCTTCCAGTTAAAGTTCCATTAACCGTAAGATTCCCATCAACGAGGACGCTACCCGTCAATTCAAGCGTCCCCAGCGTCCGGATGTAGGGGTTATTCGTAGTTTGTGCGATGCCGAAGGTCATGAAGCGGTAGTCGCTCACGGAGAACGACGCCCCGGCGAGGTAGGTATTGTTGTACAGCGCCAGGTTCTGCCCCCCGTCGAGCGTCCCTGGAGACGAGGCTATCGTAGTCTCGAGCTGCGTTTGGCCGAGCACCGTGAGCTCGTAGCCTGACCCCGCCGTCGGGGCCTGGCCGAACCCGACCTGCCCGGAGTTGTACATCGATCCGGCGACGCCATAGTAGGCGTAGTTGTTCGTGGCCCCGGAGACGTTCACATAGAGCCCGAAGTTGGCGGCGACGTTCGTCGCGCTGACCGAGACGTAGGCGCCAAGGATCGAGGCGACGGTGCTCGCCTGCGCTCCAGTTACTGAGATTTCGAAAATATTCGCCCCACCGGAGAGCGCGGTGGACGAGGTGTTGATTAGGAGGAGCGCGGAACTCGCGGCGTACAACGAGGTGGCGTTGACCGAAACCACCCCTGTCGCGGCCGTCTGTGCGAGGTACTGGTTTGTATCGAGCGAAAACGTGCCTGAGGCGGACATCTTGACGAAGGAGAGCGACGAATACGATAGCCCGTTGAGCGACGACAGGTTGGTCGGGAGCGTCAGCGCGTGCGTGTGCGTCGAGGTCGTGACGGAGTTGGTTGTCGAAGTCGTGATCGTAGATGGCGTCCCGAGGGCGAGGCCCGTCTGGCCCGAGCTGAACGCGAGGCCCGTGTTCGCCGCGAGAGTCACATCGCCCGTGTTGGTGCCGCTCACGCTCGCGGTCGCCGCCACGGTGAGGGTCGAAGAGGCCGCGCTGAAGGCGATCGTCCCCGCGTTGGTCGAAACCGTCAGGCCCACGTTGAGGGTGAGCGTACCGGTGGACCAGGTCGGAGACCCCGCGCCGCCGGATAGGAGCACCTGGCCGGAGGTTCCGGCGGACATGATCCCGTAGGCTGTCGTGGACGATCCATAGAGCACCCCGCCCGCCACCGAGGTCGGGAGCGTGAGCGTCGTCGGGAGCGTGATCGTCGTGTTTGCTGCGATAGTGAAATTGAGGGAATATGGGGTGGTAGCAAACGGGATCGTATGCCGGGTCGGGGTATTGTCCGTGAACGACAGCGCTCCGGTTGTCACCGTTGCAGTCGAAAATTCGAACACCCCGGCCGTCGCGGTCGTAAGCACTGGACCCGCCACCATCTTGACTGGGGCGAGGGATGCCGTACCGGTAGCGAGGACCAGCGCGCCTGTCATCGTACCGCCCGTAAGGGCGAGGCCTCCGAGCCCTGAGAGCGAGGCCGATATGGTCCCGCTCGATGCGGTGATCGTCGTATTGTCTACCTTGACCACGCCGAGGGTGGAGGATGAGCCCGTCGCGACGCTGATTGTCCCGGACGAGACAGATATGTTGGTGCCTATCTCTACGAGCCCGAGCGCGGAAGTCGTTGCAGTCGGGAGCGCCGTCAATCCGAACGTCCCTGCCGCAGTCATGACGACATATGGCGTCGATGAGGAGTACGTCAGCCCGGCAACCGAAGTTAGCGCGGAAGACGCGGCCTGGAAGGCGCTCGTCGCCTGGTACGCGGCGGTGCCGAGGGAGTTTGACCCGGATTGGAGGGTGAGGGTCGATCCGGCCGAGTTGCCAACCAGCGTCACCGCCCCCGTGTTGACGGTCAGGGCGGTAGACAGCGACAAGGCGGCGGCGGACCAGGTGGGCTGGCCCGTGCCAGACGTGCCGGAGAGCAGGGCGAGGCCTGCGGAAGCGGCGGCGGCGGACATGGCGAAGGCCGTCATAGAGGAGCCGTAAACTACTGCCCCCGCCACGGAGGTAGGGAGGGTCAGAGATACCGGGAGGGTCAGGGAAGATCCCGAAGAGTTGCCGACGAGGGTGACGGCCCCGGTGTTGACGGTGAGCGCGGTCGTCAAGGTGGCGTTCGTCACGTGCCCTGCAGTCAGGCTTGAAGCCGTCCCCGTGAGGCTCGTCCCCGCGCCCGAAAACACCGAGGCGGAGAGCGTGCCCGTCGAAGTGACGAAACTCAGGCCGGAGAGCGTGGCCTCGGCGTAGTTCCCGGCCGTGTTCCCCGTTACGCCAGTCAGGTAGTAGGTACCCGAGCCGAGGGTGAAATAGGAGTTCACCCCCGATCCGAGGTTGCCGTTGGATATGTTCGCGGCGGTCAGGGAGGTGAGGTTCGCCCCAGACACCGAGCCGAAGGACGCGCTCCACGTACCGGACGTGATCGTCCCTACGGTGGCCAGGCTCGAGAGCGTCGTCGTGGAAGACGTTATCATGGTCCCGGTTACGAGCGTCGTCGTGCCGGCCGCGCAGGCGATCACCGCCCCCGACGCGCCCTGGATCGTGACCGCCCCCGTGTTGACCGTGAGGGCCGTAGTGAGGGTAGCGTTCGTCACGGTCCCCGCGTTGCCTGACACGCTGCCCGTTATCGTCGCGGTTACGGTCAGGCTCGCGAGGGTCCCGACCGAGGTCAGGCTCGAGGCGAGGAAGGACGCGGGGAGCGTCGAGGCTGCGGCCGAGAGGGGCGTAAATCCGAGCGCACCGGTGACGTTCCCCGACGTGAGCGAGATAGACCCGGAAGTGACCGTAATGTTGCTACCTACGGTAACCCCGCCGAGCTGCGACGCCGTGGCGGTGGCAATGCCTATCGTTCCGGACGAGTTAGTGAGGCCTGACGTCCCGACCGCCGGGACGATGACGCCGCCCAAGGCGGAGGTGGTTGCCGGCGGAAGCGAATAGGGAGCGACCCAGGAACGAACCCCGGCGATCGTCGACGACAGGAGATAGCCTGACGTACCTGGGTTGCCGAGCGCGGGCTCGCCGCCGAGACCTGAGAGCGTGTACTGCGGGATATTGAGGGTTCCCGAGCTGTATGTCGCCGTGCCCGAGGCGCCTGTCGTCGTAAAGGTCGTGATCGCCTGCGCGGTCGTTGCGAGCGTGCCAGAGACAGGTAGCGTCACGGTCGTCGTGTTGGAGAGCGTCAGCGTCAGCGCATAGGCCCCGCTGATCGTGATCGTGCTCGCAGCGTTGTTGGCCACTCCGGTCCCACCGTATCCGGGAGCGACCTTAGTGCCCTGCCATGTCCCGGTCCCGATCGTGCCTACGGTCGTCAAGCTGGATGTCACCACGTTGGAGGCGAGCGTCGTCGTGCCGGCCGCGATGTTCGTCGCGGTTGCGGCGTTGCCGTCAATTGAGGTTATCCCGGTCAGGACGAGGGCCGCGCTTGAGCGGTTGATCGCCACCGCCGTTGTGCCTATGTACATCGTCTGCGCGATCGGGGCGTAGGTCGAGGACGCCGATGAGGTAGTAAGGTATGTGTTTGTATCGAGAGCGAAGGTTCCGGCGGCAGTCATCTTGACGAAGCTCGTCGAAGCATAGGAAAGGGCCGCCAGGCTCGTAAGATTTGCCATGAGGGGCTGATAGGTAGACGCTGCAGAGCTTGTCGTGAGATAGGTCGAGTTGTCGTAGGTGATCGTCGTCCCCGAAGCCTTGACGAAGCCGGTTCCGGAGAGCTGAGGCTGTGGGGTATAGCCGAGGGCAGTCGTGACCATCGAAGAGGTGATTCCGTTTATATACCCGTTCGGGTTCGTCGCGTTGTAGGGCGTATATCCGAGAGCAGTTGTCACCATACCCGACGTGATCCCATTAATGAATCCGCTCGGGTTAGTATTGGAATAGGGGGTAAAGCCGAGAGCCGTGGTCACCATTCCGGAGGTAATTCCGGAGATGTACCCCGAAGGGTTTGCGGCGGAGTATGGGGTATAGCCAAGGGCGGTCTCGAAGTTGGCTATCGTCACCGCGCCGACGTAGCCGAAGACCGACGTCACCGTCTCGGCCGCGCCCGCGATGCGCTCCCAGTGATTCCCGTTGAAGACCAAGGAGTCGTTGACGTACCACGTACTGATCCCGTCGATCGTAGTGGACCCGGCGACGGAGACCGTGTACCACTGGCCCGCCGTGCCGACGCCGGAGGCGAGTGCGGGGCTATTTGCCGAGGCGTCCCACGTCCCCGCGTAGACGAATGGGCCCGCCGGCAGGTCGGTCAGCGCGAGGGCGCGGAAGGAGGGCGCCCCCGAGCCCGACGCCGGGGTGGCGAGGACGAGGCCCTTGGCCTTGGAGGCGTAGGGGTTGACCGTGTCTCCGTAGCCCTGGGAGAGCGAGACCGTGACCGCCTGGGAGCCGTTGAAGGAAGACTCCGACCCGGTGAGGCCCGATCCTATCGTCAGCGCGTTCGCCACGGAACCCGCGGAACCGGTTATGCTGGCCGACGAGGTGATGTATCCGGCCGGGTTCGTTGCATCATAGGGGGCGAATCCGAGCGCGTCCTCAACCATGGCTCCGGTGACTCCCTCGAGCGGAGTATATCCCAGGGCGTCCTCGACCATCGTCGACGTAATCCCGATCAGGTAATTGTAGGGATTCGACTCGACCCAATGGAGGGTTGCGATATCCTGGCCGTCCTCCGGGTCCTCGACCTGCGCGCGGCCATTTTCGTCTCGCGTAATGATCTCACTCGCAGTCGGTGCGCTGACTGCTCCATGAGCCTCCGAACCCGTGAGCGCGGCATGAGTAGCGAGAGCGGATCCGGGGACGGGGTCGGGATTTGCGAGAATATCCTGCTCGGCCGTGTCGAACATGGCCGAGATTCCGCCATTGACATCCTCGAGGGGTACGACCGGAAACAACTTGTTGAGGGCGGTAAGGATATCAGTGACGATTTTTGACTGGGCCATTTAGGTTGAGCTCCCAATCTGAACCTGGCTCGATCCAGAGCTGATCTTTCCTCCGAGCGAGGGTAGGCTCATGCCGAACATGGAGGCGAGCGCTGCGAGGACCGGGAAATTGGTCGGGTCGGTAGTCGGATTGGAGACGATAGTATCCCCCTCTCGCGCGGCGGCTGCGAGCGCTCCCGTCCCGAGCTGAATTTCTCCTTTTGGATTGATGATCCGAAGCAGGGTCCCGTCATGCGCGAGGACCTTCGTCGAAGGATTAATGCCGACGATCGCGAGAGCATCCGAAAGAGAGTGCTTCCGCGTCGTATTCGGGTTCGCCTCAATGCCTTCCGAAAACCAATTGTCGATATCGCGGTCGTTGAACAGAAGTATACATCCATCACCTATGGATATAGGCATGTCGATGTAGGCGCCACCTCCCTGAAGGACGAAATAGGGGCAATCAACGAGGACCGGATATGAAACGCTCGAGCCATCGATCGCGAGGCGGAGAATCTGAATCTGGACTTCGACGGTCTGAGCGGCAGACGTGATTTTGGTCACTTTCCCGATCTGGACGCAATTGATATTCGCAAAAATGTCCCGCCTGAGATTGAGAAGAAGCGTGTCGAGATTAGGAGGAAGAATGAGGTCGGGGGGCGCTAGGTTTTCGCTCATGCTGCCACCTGAAAGAAGGCCTTCGTCCCACAACAGAGGCTAAGGGTAGTGACGGCGTCTCCGCCGATTGCGCCTGAGATCGTAACATTGTGCTTGAAGCCGAAGACCTTGTAGCGGCCATTGTAGCGGGGCTCATTTGATTCTAGGTCGAGGAGATATCCTGCTTTTATTTCGGGCGAGAAGATCGCGTCGACCTCAAGGAAGGTATCTCGGCGCCGCGGAGTCGTGAAGAGATTCCCTTGGTCAACTTGAAATATTGGCCCAAAGATGACTTCGTCATTCGCAAGGATATGGCAGATTTCCCCATCGATAAAAACGGTATCACCCACCTGGGCGCGCAGAAGATCATAGGCTTGACCGGCCAGGGCTTGCCCGCGCGCGGCCTGCCCTTGAGCCGGAGAGCCAAGCGAACCGATCGAGACGGTGGGCATTGCGGCAAAGAGCCTCGTCACGATTTCCATTTTCGAGAGATTCGAACTCAAGGATTCCGTGACGAAGGCGTTCGTCATGGCATATTGCCCGTCGAAGGCCTCTATTTTCGTGATCCACTCTGACCCTTCCTTATAGGAATAGGCTTCGTAAATATTTCCCCGGAACATTTCGTGCATACTGTTTTGATATCCGGCCATGATAACAATCTGCCAATATTGATTTAATATATATTTATCTTTGTAGATCGCGCTGCGCGTTGATTGTGAGAGATTGTAAAACGTGACTGAGACAGAATTCGCCGATGACATGATATGCCGATCGACTTCGATTATCGCGGTAATAGGCGAAACAATTGTAATCGCGGGACCATTGGGAGGCTTTACCTGTATCTGATAGGTCCGCCCGAATTTCACCCGACAAGAGCCCCCGACTCGATGAGGCTTTGCACCTGATCGCACTCTGCTCCGGTCAGAAGAAATAAGCCAACTCTGCCGGAAGAGAAATCGTTGATCATCATAGGCTCGCCCATGTCCGAAGTAGAAATCGAAATACCAAAGCCGAAGGTATTTCGATAGTGAGAGAAAATATTCGGACCGCGCACGACCTTATATCCGTTGACCGAATAATTCCCGAAAGAAACATCGAGATACCATGCCTGGATGCGCGGCCGGAATGTGAGCGTGAAATAGATCACTCCATCGCCATTGGGAGATTGAGCATTGAAGGTCTGGACGGCGACGGACTTCAATCCATTTATCTGGACCACATCATCCCCCCGGCCCAGCCGAACATATTCGCCAGGAGGCCACTCGGCGGCGTTCCGTACAGGAGATAATAGAGAAAGCTCTGATTCTCGGGAACGGCCCATCCGTTCATGGGTCCATACTTCGTTGCATCCGATCCTTGGATTGAATTCGCTGGGGGAAATAGATTATCGTCGAACGTTGAAATGAGGACATCAGTGAATCGGACTTCCTTGAGCATGATGGAAAAATCAGAAACCTCGGTCGACCCTTCCTCCTGTCTAACTGCCATCGATTCAATCATCATCTGCTCGTAAAATGACCATGGAGTTTGGACAGTAAGAACCTGCTTCCCCTTCCACATGGCATTGAGTTTTCTGAAAGCATCTTGCTGAAGGGTGGAGGCGAGAGAATCCCCGTTGAAATAGCTGACGAGGTTCTTCGCTTGCTGAGCGATCGCGGAAAGCTGATTCGCCGCATACTGCGCGCCGGAAATGATCTTGGATGCAGTCTGGGCCGCCTGGGGTGCGAGAGGAGCAAGGTATCCTGAAACCGCGGAGAGTTTATTCTGAATCCCCGCGAGCTGCGCCGAAAGCGTCCCTGGTTTAGGCCCGCGGAAGACAAGCTCACCAATTAATCCGGTCAGGGTTATCTGGACCGGCTTTTGCACCACATGATCATTGATGAAAGATCCCGATTCGACGTAATGCTCGGTGATATCGGATTGGAGATCGATGGATTCTTCTTTGGGAATATCGAAAACGAATCCGGAAATTCCTTCTTGCCCCGCGGGGGAAACGATGGCCTGCGATGAAAGATCAAGGTAAGAGGCGATGTCGAATGGAGGGGGCGTCGAGGCCTGCGGGATCGTGTCTATGCTCATCAGGGGGCCTCTTGGCTAGTGCCGAGATTGAGGCGAGCCTGGGCGCGAGACATGACGACGCCGAGACTTCGCTCAATCGCTCGTCCGAGTTCGGTCTCACTCAAGCCCGAGCCCTGGATTGTGACCTCGATATTATTGACTTGGCTCGCTGCCTGAGCGAGGTTCATTCCTCCAGGATGATAGCCTCGAATACCCCAATTGACTTGGTTTCCCTGAGCGGCATTCCATTCATTCGAAATTCCCTGCTTGAATTTAGCCCAGCCTTCTGCAATATTTTTACTATCGATTGCCCATCCTGAGCGCATGGAAGCGAAAATGGGATTGTTTCTCAGAGAAGACCAATCCCCGGAAAATATTCCCTTCTCAAGATCGCGCATGAGAGTAAGGGCCCCGAATATTTGCTCGATAATTATTCCTAGAGTAGCCCATTTCTGGATAAATGCATCCATTCCGGATTGATTTCCTGAAAGTAATTCCCTGAATTGTTTCCCGGAATCAGAAATCAATTGAAAGAAATCCTTCAGCGGTCCCTTGAGTGCCGGGAAATTCTTCATCAATTCCCCGAATAGACTCTTCCCGCCTTTCGAATAAACATAGAGATCATCAAGGACAAGAAGAAGGGCGAGAATTCCCGCCGTCACGGGAGAAATAGCAAAGGCGATTGCTGCAAGGGCGATCTTCCATCCACCCATATATTTCACGAGATCGTTGATTACCATTCCCGCATGGATTATCGCTTCGATGAATCTCTTCAGAAAATCCCAAGCCTTCTGAATTCCCGCTAATATTTGAGTCTGATTCACTCTCGCCCACTCGGTGAATTGCCGAACTAGTTTCGTGATTTCCGGGGCTAGCTTCGCGGCGATGAGATTCTTGAAATAATTGATTGCCTGCCCCGCCTCGGTGAGCGCGGAGCGGGCGCGATTCATTCCGTCGATCGCGGCCGGGGAGACGACCCAGGCCTTCCCGGCCATTTCGTCGAATTGCTTGTTGGTAAGCTGCAATGTCATGAGAAGATCGCCCGAGATCCCGAAGGACTCGAGAAGGTTTTTCTGCATCGCCGGGGCGAGGCCGCGCAATTTCGTGCGAAGCTGCTCGAGGACCTGGAAAGGATTCATTCGGGGATCTATCCCGAGCATTTGATATCCGGAAATATTGCCCTGCCCGAGCTTTATCTTTTCTTGATTCGTGGCGATCGCGCGGATGGAATCGGCCACTGCCGCCCCGGAGCCCGAGGCCTGATCGGCGACCTGTTGCCACTTCTGAAGCTCGGCCGTCGACGCCCCGGTCTCCGCGGTAAATTTCTTGAGCTCGAGAGATTGCTGAAAAGAATCGTTGACCATTTTGATCGCCGCCGCAAGCGATGCGGTAATCCCGACCATCTTCAGAAGGTCGGCGGTCCCCTTCCGCATCGAGGAGAGGAATTGATCGGCCTGAGCATGGTCTGCTTTGATTCCGATGTGCGCGAACAGCTCAACGATGTTCACGATACCGCCTTGTTAAGCTCGTAGCTCACGAGCTCATAATCAGCCTGGAATCCTTCGAATTCGAGCGCAGCGAGCACATGATCCGCTCTCGCCTCGAGCACCGCCTGCAGGCTGCCGCCGTAATATCCGGCCTTGGCTAGCCGTAAAGCGACAAGCATTTCATCCCCTATGTCAATTTTTACTTCTGGTCGTTTTTGATCATTCCCACGAGGGCCCCGAACTTCGAAACGAGGCCCTTGATAAAAGGGCCGACATTCTCCGAGATGATCTCATACATGATGGGATAATAGAGCTCGCGGTGATCGACGGCCTCGAAGAAATCACGGTCGATCTTGTCCTGCCCCCATAGCACCCTTTTAGCGCATTCGAAGAGGCAGGCCTCGACATCATCCGATATCGCGACGTTGAGGATGAGGCCGATGGCGCCCTCGAGGAATCCCGGAGGTAATTCGGCCCTAGAATCTCCCGGAAGCTTCGAAAGATCGAAGCTCGATCCCTTGAGGGCGCGACCGATCGCCTTCTGTAGGGCGTTGGCATCGGCGAACGATGCCGGCGTGATTCGAAGTTCTTTCTCGCCGAGCTGCATGTGCTTATCCTATCCGGCGGTCGGAGTTGGCGAACTTGATAGCCCAGATGGAAACGGCCTGCTCGATATCGCCCTCGACATTTTCCTTGACGCTGGGGATCTTGGAAATAAGGCCGCCCGAGATCTGATAGGTATCGTTCTTGATGTTCCCCGCTGCGTCGCCCACCCTCTTTACCATTTCCGCTTCGATGGCAACAAAGCTCGGAGGATCGTTCAGGTATTGGTAGAGGCGACTGTTGAGATATTGGTCGTCCGCCGAAGCTCTGATGACTCGAATAGTCGCGTTGACGACCTTTCCCGTCGCGTTGAAGGCGAAGATTGTATTCCCGTTCTTTCCCGTCTTCGCATCGACCAAGTCATTCGGGAATTCGAGATTCGCCACGTCTCCCGTCGCGAGATCCGAGAGGATCCTCGTATCCAGGATGATCGTATCCTTTCCGGTTAGTGCTACGCTCATGATTTCCCCCTAGGTCGATGGCTCTGAGAATTGTCCGGGGCCAGTGCCCGGCTGAACGAATAGAATTTTGACGGATCCGACTGCGAGCGTGGCGCTTCCGCTCTTGTTGAGATAGGTGATTTTCGCGGGGATAGAAGGCCCCTGCGATCCAGGGATGAATTCGTGCCCATCCGCCCGAGGATGATACAGGACGGAATCGCCTACCTTGACCATGCCTAGGCCTCGATATAGACCGTTACATCCGAGGAATTGATCGCCCCTGCGTCCTTGCCCGCGATATAGATCCTGGGCGCGATGCGTGCGGTCCTCGCGGACTCCGACTGCCCCGAGATCGGATCGGAGTAAATGTAGTAGCCAGCCTGGGCGATATTGCTGATATGGGTCTCGGGGTCTCCGAAAGTCTGCGAACTCGTCCATGTTCCCGGCGCGAAGACTCCGTTGGTGACGAATTTCTTGCAGATTTGGCGATAGGCCGACTTGAGTCCGTTCATCCCGTCTTCGGTCTGCGGGATCTTGGTCGTCGTCTGCGCCAGGTAATTGAATCCGGCGATCTGAAGCTGCACCTTGAAGGCGAGGCGGGTATAAATCTGATCAAAGAAGAGATTAGCACCAGAGCACTGAATTACTCCGAGACCGAAATCGGGATAGCAGTCGACGCCGGCATTCTGGCATTCCTGATAGAGCGCTTGTGTCATTCCTTCGTCGACATCGAGTCCGGTGAGCTGCTTCAAATTCATCGAGTGTGCAGTATTCGACCCGGAGAAGTCGATCGAGAATCCCCGCCCCGCATAGGCCGCGGCGAAGTAGAGCGCATCGGTCGCGCTTACGGAGTGGAAGAGGCAGCGGGTATGGGTATAGCCGAGGCCCTGAAGCGTCGTGAATATCCCGGTGATGTCAGAGGAAGACGAGGAGCCGACTACGAGGATCTTATCCAGGGTCTGAACGAAGGCGGCAAGCTCGGTGAGATCGGTACTCGATTCGGTGTCGTTGAGGATGATCCCGAAATAGGCCACCGATCCCATGGTGCGGAGAATAGCGTCCTTGACGCGTTCCGTCCCCAATGCCGCCCCGCTCGCGCTCGCGCCCGCGATATTGAGGCCGGGGGCGATATCGGTCCCGGTCGTCGCCGTTCCGACGGCTATTTCTGCTGTCGGAGAAGCGCCAGTCGCCAGGGTCTTGAGCGTGATCGAAGCGGCCGTCACCGGTCCGGTCACTACAAAAGTAAGACCGGCGGAAGTAATCGCAGTCGAATTGAGCGAGGTCTGAGCGGCGGAAATGCTCGAGGAATTTATCGCTCCGATGGAAATATCGGCCGCTGATGCCCCATCGACGGCGGCATGAAGCTCGTAATTCGTCGCGGTCAATTTCGTCAGATCAACAGGGGCCGAGCCAATTATTGTCGCAGGCTGGGCAGAGGCGGCGGCCTGGCGCGGAATGACGATGAGATACCCATTACCGGAGAGCATATTCGGAGATTGGGAAAAAGCCTGTTCGGCCAGCATGTAAGTCGAAGAGCTCGAGCCGAAATCAGCGGCCACATCGGGGGCATCCAGATAGACGCCGTATGACCCATAGCCCGGATTGATCGGGACATCCTTGGTGAAGAGGGCGAGCGCAGACGTATTGACGTTTGCGAGGCCGGTGAGCGCGGCCAAGAGGGTCACGCGGATAATGTTCGACAGATCCAGCTTTGCCATGATCAGGCCTCCTCGAGGATTTCTTCGGCCGGGAAGTTTTCGATATCCGCGGCCGGCGGGGTCGAGACTTGAAGATTGGAAACGATGACGGGGATCCGGTAGCGGCGTTGCGCGCCCGAGCCCTCGATCTGGGATATGTCGAGGGGCTCGCCCGCGCGGAAAAAGGCAACGCCAGCGGCTTCGGCGGCCTGGGTGGCTGCGATCGAGGCCAGGGCGAGAAGGACGAGGGGGAAGGAGGCCATCGCACTCGAATCGCGGGAAATAACCTCGATGGTGAATTGCTCGTGTGAAGCCATGGCGATTGATTCGGTGACGCTCGCGGCCTGAAATTTCGAACCGATGCCGATGATCCGGGGGCCCTCATACTCGATGAGGATATAGGTCCCCATATCCTTCGGGGCGTCGTAATTCTCGTCTTTCAGAACGACACGGGTAGGATCGAGACCCATGAAGGTCCCGATCACATCCCCAAGGAGCTGGCCAATCGCGAGCGGCGTCATGTCGAATTCTCCGTCTCGGCCCAGACTGCATAAAGGGTAATGGTAGAGCCTCCGATAGTGATGATCGAGCCAGGAGCATAAGCTGTTCCGGATCCATCCGGGGCGGTATTCCAGCCTTCGAACGAAAACTTGTCCAAAGAGAGCGCCCCAGTATTTCCGAGCACCTCGACCTGGACTCCGTTCTGGAATCCCATTTCTCCGGCCGGGACGCTGCCAGAGGTCGCCCCATTGGGATCATAGGTCAGCGTGGTCAAATCGTTCCCGAAATAATCCTGCGTCGCTTCATAGCGACGGAAACCGGATTCGTCCCATAATTGCCGGGACTCGATGCGATAGGCCACGTTGCCTATCCAGACCTGGGAGTCCATGGAGAGTTCGGGCGAGGCGCCCCGGATCAGGAGCGAGAACCACTTCCAGGATCGTTGCTCTTCGGGCTTGCGCCGGAGCTTCTCGGGCTGCAACGGCTGCACGTTGATATCGAGCGTCAGGACCCGAGCCGTTTGGACAACCCGATGAGCAATGACGGATTTCGTCACGATGTAGACCTGCCGCTGCTTTGTCCATCCGCGAAGAACACCAGCGACATTAGGGACGGCCATCACCCTACCCTATTCCCGACCGAATTTCGAAGGAGGCCAATATCGATGAGGGGCGCATCGCTACCCTTCCGCTCGACAGTGATCTCCGCATCCGGGGCCCAGGTGCCAAAGCCGCGAGTATCGAAGGCTTCCTGAATCGCCGCCTCGCCCCCAATTCCGATATCCTTGAAAATTGCCTTGATGTCCCCGGCCTCAAGATGGGCCCGCACGCGCTCGCGGACTTTGGCCTCGATCTTGGCCTGCCTCTTTGTCAGAGGCATTCTGATGAAGGATCGCTTGGGAAGCTTCCCAGAAATGCTGCCGAACTCGTTATAGGCGCCATACTCGGCGACCTGGTGTCCATCAGAAGTTTTTGCCGTCTTGAAGACGCCAATCTCGACGGAATGGTTCGTCTTGAGCTCGGCAATGAGGCCCTCGAGCCTGGAGAAATCCCCTTGAACTAGGGAATCGCCCTCGCGGATCGAGAATGGCGCCATCAGAAAGCCCCCCGCGAATGGAGGATCCATCCGAGATCGACGATGAGCGCACAGAGAGCAGTCGCCATCCAGATAGTGCGCCACAGGCGCATGCGCTTGATGATGCGCTCCATGTCGGCCGTCCAGTAAATCGCTCCGGCATCATGGTAACCCTTGCGGATCTCCTTCTGCTTCCGCGCACTCATGGCCGGGTCCTTCCGTGAGCGGTGAACACTGCTCCATCGAGATAGGGCTTCGACAGGATGAGGAAATGCTGGCCGTAATAGGTCGTCGAGTAGAAGGAGAATTCCCCGGCATTCATCCATTCGGGGATGACGAGGGATTCGGAAAGGCCATCGGCTCCGCGGCTCTCTTGAAGCATCCGCGTTTGCCCACCGTCTCCGAAGGCATCGAGGTTGACGGAAAGGTAATGGGCGGTCAGATAGGTGAGGGCTTCGTCGGCAATCTGAGGCTGGGCCGGGGGGTAGAGCTGCAGGTTGAAAACATTCCCAGCCTCGGCCATCGCCCCTTCGATGTCCTTGTCCCGAACCTGCGGGACATTGACTCCATAGTCAAACTGTCCGCGGTCGAAATAGGATTTGAACGAAGCGACGGTGACAGACATGCGCTAGGCTCCGCCGGCCTCGGGAGCCTTCGGCGGCCGGCCAGGGCCGCGGTGCGGCGGCTCAGCCGCCGAAGCCTTATCGCTAGCCTCGGAAGTCTTGAGCGCCGCCTCGCGCGCATCGAGGGCGGCCTCGCGTTCGTCGAGGCGTTTGGCGCGATCGCGGAGGGATTGCTCTCGGCGCTTGAGGTCCGCCGAGCTGGGGGCGGCCGTCTTAGTCGAAGTGAGGTCCTTGGGATAGTCGTTGATAAGGCGTAAGCCGGCGACCTCGTCCATTTCGATGGACCCTTGCGGATCGAGGTCTTGCTTCTTTCCCTCGGCGTTCACAAGCTTTTTGAAAATTCGCTTGGATCGATTCCATACCGTAATCGTCATGCCCTATCCTCCCTGATTCCGTAGGCTATCGGCGGCATCCATAAGCCGCTCGTTTTCGGGATTATTATATTCGCTTGAGCCTTGGCGAGGCCCATGAGATAAAAAAGATAGTCGCGCTGCGGGCCGTATTCCCCCTGGGCCTGCATATCCACCCCGCAAAGAGCGATATCCTGATATCCGAGGAGGAGCGCATAGGCGAGCATCCACGATATGGAGCTCGCGAAGATTCGGCCAAAACGCTCGATAAGGAGCTCGACGGGCAAGCGCTCGCAGGCCTCATAGCCCGGAGCATCCCAGGCGACCACAAGGCGCCCCCGGATCCGGTCGATGCCCGGCTCCCAGGAACCGGGTCGATGAAGCTGGAATATTTTCTCGGCTCCGCAGGTCGGGATTTTGAAATACGCCGAGGACACGATCCATTTTTCCCGGATCGCATCCTCGGCCGCGATGAGAAAATCGCGGCCCCTCCCGATAATGGATAAGGGCCGCATGGATCAGGTCGTAACCGGGGTCAGGTCGAAGTACTCGACCTCGCGTATCCGGTTGATGAGGACGCCGGAATATTGGCCATACGCGAGCTGTAGCCAGTCCATGGAGTCGACGGTTCGAGGCTCGAGCATGGTGAAGTCGACGGGGATCGCCATCGCCAGGGTCTCGACATCGTTGCGATAGAGCACATAGCGATCCTTGGACAGATCGCCGCGGCTATTGGTCGCCGATGCATAGGCAAGGGGGAGTATCCGGAACTTGTCATTGTGCGTCATCTTTTTGAACATGTTCTCGAGGTATTCGAACTTCGAGATATTCGGGAAGGTGGCGCTCGCGGCGGATCCGAGGCCCAAGTAATCGTCGGCGGGCATGACGAACGTATCCGGAAGGGCCGTCGAATTCGAATTGTCGTAAAAGGCTGTCAGTATCGCCTTGACGAAGGCCTGGAATGCCAAATCGGACATCGAGGCGATCTGGACGGCTATCGTGGCCGTGTCGATGTTGACGGCGCCATTGTTGAGAAGCCCAGTCATCACCGTATCGTTCGGCCGCCCGAGGAACGCGAGCTCTTGTATGCCCAGGTCCCAGTTCTTCTTGAGCGACCGCATCTTACCTTCGATGGGGTCCCAATTACTGGCGTTCGCGGCCTGCTTCAATTCGAAGATCGTCCACTCGGCCTTTTTCCGCCAGTTGCGCACGGGCATCCGGTTCGGGACGATCGCGGTATCGACACGGGAAATCTTGCTGCCGCCCTGATCGACATCGCCCTCGAAGAAGCTACCGCCGGTGTAGTATTCGGAATTCTGGATGATCTCGTCCGACCATGCGGCCTCTCCTACATCGAGCGGGACGTAGTCCGGGATATCGACCTCGAAGAATTTCTGCGCGATGATCTGCTTGCGGATGTAGGACAGCGTCGAGGTGACGTATTTGAAACCGGTGGTGTTGGGGTCGATATCGCCGTTGGAATTGAAGAGCGGCAGGCCCGCGATCGTCTTGAAGGGGGCCGAGTTGAAGAGCGGCCGACCCTTGATGCTCTTGTAGAAGTTGTGGCCGCTCGGGAAAGATTCGGCGCCACTCGCGGAGAAGAGGGCGCCAAAAAAGAGAAGAATGCTTACGATCACGTTGGTCACTTTGCTTTTCATGGCTGCCTCTTAGGTGGACGGCGTGGTGCCGGGGGTGAAGCCGTCGCACTGCAGGAGCACGCGCCCCATGCCGTTGGCGGCGATCTTGTCGAGGGTGATGCCGAGAAGCGCTTCCGTGCCGATCGCCTGGATCGCACCGGGCGTGACCTCGACGAGCGAAACCTTGACGCCGCGGTTGAGCGCGCTGGCCGACATGAACCATACGACGGACCCGGCGACGCCGATTTCGCAGCGCTCGCCGGGGCTCGCATAGGGAGCCTTCGTGTTGCGCAGGCGGACGCCGAATATCGGAGCTATGTCGTTCGCGCGCACCGTGACGATGGGCGGACCGGCCTGATCCTCGGAACCGAGATCCACGAGCTCGACACCTTCGCCGGCCATGAGCTGGTCCGTGGACGTGTCCTGCGGGTCGAAGAGAACGGACATCGTGTTCTCGCCGCCGAAGAAAGAAAGATCCTGGGCGCCGGGGACCTGCAGAATTTTAAACTGGTTGAGATTGAGGTTGTCGCTCATTTCTTGGCCTCCACGGCGACCTGCCGAGAATATCGCGCGGCCCCGCGGGCGAGGCGCTCGGTCCGGGTATCGGGATGATCCTGCGCATTTCCGAGATCATCGCCGGGAAGCGCGGCGGCCCTCTTCAGGGCCGAGTTGACCATCCGGGCGCCGGCGGCATTCGTCCGGACTCCGGGGCCTTGCTTGGATGGATCGACGACCGACTCGGCCTGGGTATCGATGGGCGGATCGGCGTTCTGCGCACTCTGTCCGTCCACGCTCGCGGCCGGTTTATTGGATTCGTAGGCCGCAACGAGCTCGCCGATGGAATGCTGGACGCCGTCGACATCGACCATATCGTCCATATCGAGCGGCTCCTCTTCCGCGCCCGAGGCCTTGAAAGCTTCGATGAGCTCGGCGAGGGTCGCCTGTCCGCCCGAGGGAAGCATGACGACGGACGAGGGATCGACCTCGTTCATCTTCATAGCCTCTTTGGGCTCGGCCGGATTCGAGGGAATGGGCGGCGCGCCGACCGCGGGCTTCGGGGGCTCCGGGGCCGCGTTCGCCTTGACCTTTTGGAAAAGCTTGAATTTCGCCACGGAGTGGCCTCCTTTCGAATTCGCGAGGATTTTAGAACCCTCGTATCGCGGACGCGGCACAATCGCCATGTGCATGTAGTGGCCGGCGATCATCTCCTCATCGTAGGGAAGCTGATGCCATTCGCCCGCGGGACCCGTATCATCTACGAGGTATGCGCAGGATGCATTGTATTTGAGCGCGTCGATCGCCTCTTGAGCCTTTTCGTCCCATATCGAGACATCGACCCATTGCCAACCATCATCGCCCCAATATGGGACGCCAACCACAATCCCGGCGGCAGGATTGGCGCTCAAGTCGTCGAAATTAAAGGCCGTATCCGGGGAGGAATCATTGTGGTGTTCCGGCACGAAGATGACGGGGCAATTTCGGAACGACGAGGCCATGCGATCTAACGCGTCCTTCGACACAAAGACCACACCCGCGCCCTGGTCATTGTAGGAAATGATGCCAGGCTCGATGAATCGGATCTTATAGCTCTTCGGCGTTGCCATGTCGGCGGGAAAATAGTGCAATTAAAAATATTCCGCAAGTCCCTTATTCGAGAATCCAGATTTTACCGCAACGGCAATTGAAATCCTCTCCAGCGTGAGCCCGGCGCCCGGTCTTCGAATCGACGATCGGCGGAAAATCGAAATGAATTATTGCCTTATCGAGATGGCGATGGGAAATTCGGACGCGCTCGTCATGAGAGGTAGACCATCGGTATCGGCGGACCCCCGCATCGCCCGCGCGCTGCAATCCAAGTTTCGAAAAGAAGAGGCTAGTTTCCTGCCTAGCAAGGAATTGTGCCTTCGCTGCAGTTGTTCCCCATTCGGCTAGAATTAGGGCTCGGATGTTCGAGATATCCCCATTGGTTTGGATTTTCTGAACCATTCCTCGGAGTCGAGTTATTTGGTCTGGGGCCCAATTTTTTATGTTCAGTCGTTGTGATTCGGAGTAATTTTCTCGCAAATATTCTTCAGTGGCTGGAGTTAATTCCGGGATAATCCCGATATCGTAAAGATCCTTTCGGATATCCTGATCCATCGCGAAGAGCGGAAGATCGGCGCCGAAGGCCAGTGTAGCTATCGTTTGGTCAATTGTCGCCGATGCGTTGTCAATGGATTCCTGGATACGTCCGATAAGCTCTTTCCGTTTTGCATTAGCGATGACTGCAACGCCTTTGATATCCGGCCCAGGATTTCCCCGCCAGACATTTGATCGCGAATCAAAGCGCGCGAAGCTTGATAGTTCTCGACTAATATCCGCCCCAAATTTCCCGGAGAACACGCCTTCATGATACTGGACCCTCCCCGAACGGATCGCGGCGAGAAGCGCGGAGGCTTCATTGAATCGGGCGAGCGGGATCTCCGCAGCCTTAAGGATCGGTTCATAGAATGCCTTGTAGAAAAATTCGAGCATGCTCTTCTCGATGGGAGAATAGAATGGCTCCTTGAGCTTCAGCATCTAGTTTTTCCCGGAAGCACTCGCCGCTATCCTCGCTGCCTTCGCCATATCCTTCTCATTCTTGGCTTTTCGGAAAACCGAAATCGAATCATTTCTGGCAGGCATAACCGAATCCGAGCCATTCGGAGGAATCGGATTTCGATTGATGCGGGCTGCTATCTCGGAATCGAGGACTTCTTCCTTGGCCGCCATGTCCGCGACACCGTCGGCATCGAGAAGCCCTCGGTCAAACCAAGCCAGGATCCTATTCGATTTCGACTCCATAATCTGCTCACGCTCGAGCTCGGGAACTACTTTGAGGCTCGGATAGCTGAAGCGGAAGCTCGGGACATAGCCAAAGAGACATCCGCAGGCTATCTCGATAAGTCTCCGGATTGCGGGACGCATCGGAGATCGTATCTCGGCCTCGACCATCTCGTTGTAATTGTCCGTGTCCTCCTCGCCTGTGGAAAATCCTGAAGCTGAAAGTCCGAAGAGTTTCGTCATGGGCATGCGAAGAGACGAGGCGACTCCGATCCGATTCTCTCGCATGACATCGGCGAGGCCCGAGAAGGTAAGCGTTTTCTGCTCGAATTCTTCCTCGGCATCAAGGATGAGCGCGTTGACGTAATTCTTGATCTCATTCGCGGCCTGGATACGCTTTTGGATTTGCGCCGTCCCTCCGACGGTCAAGAGCTTATTGGCTAGATCGCGGATTTTATAGACATCTATTTTGGATTCGTCAAGGATTTGATAGAGCACATCCTGAGTTTTCAGGTAATTATTGAGATCGCGGAGCATCCGATCGGCCTCGGACATCCCCCAACCCATGAGCTGCCGTCGGACATATGACGGAGCTCGCTTGCCGGTCCCCAGGATGACCCGGGAAGGATGGATTTTTATGCCATTGAGATAGAGGTCACGTGCATTTGTAATGTCCTCATAATCTTGCATCGGAGACATTTGGATGTCGGGAGAGGAGAGCTGCCAGCGGTCGATATCGTAGAGATCTATCGGCGATCCTTTGAGGCGCGCTACGTTCAGGGGCTTCTCAGGATCTTGGTCAGAATTGAGCACAATACCGCCCCCGCCGAACACGCGGACCCATGACCAGGCATCTTGAAGACGAAGCCAGGATTTCGTACCCTCGAGCCAATCAATGATCTGATCAATTTCCTCCGGCCCCAGTTCTCCCGATTCAATCTCAATCCCCTTTGCAAGAGCATCTTGAATTGGGAGTTGAATCGCGGTCTGGAAAATTCCATTCCCGGTATAGAGGTAGGTGAGAATAATTCGGTTTAGCGTGACGAGAGCGTAGTTATTTGCATAGCTCAATGTCCCGCCATACCCCGAAAGTTGTGAGCCTCCCGTTGCCGAAATCCCGACTGCGGCCACAAGATCAGTGAGCGAATTATCAATCCTTCTTCTGGAGTGATGGCTTCGGCTCATTATTTCCCCCTATCATATAACATCATAAATCGAGACTTTCCCGGAATATTCATGGATGCGCATGATCGTTGCATCGACAAGATGATCGTCTCCATCTTGCAATTTCGGGAGCTGCTTATTGTTTTTGTCTCGCGCCCAGGCATAGGTCGAGAATTCCCGGATAAGATCCGTATCTCCCTCGATCAAATGAATTCGATACCCTTGCAGGCGGGTCGCCACGTCCTCTTTGTAATTCGCCCGCTTCTTTACCCCTTTGATTCCATAAAGACCGAGTCGATAGAGATCAGCGATAATATCAGGACGCGCGGAATCTGCGGTAACCATTTCATATTCACCGACACCAGAGGAAACAAGTTCGGAATAGAGGGCATCGTTGAAAAGCTCGGTCTTATAAACGAGCTGATGAATATACAAGTCCCTCTCACTTATCCAGAGACGCACCGCAGCATTTGGATCCATCGAAAAACCAAAGTCGAGACCGATCCCGATCGTATCAACTCCATCGGGAACCGAATGAACGATATCCCAATTAGTGAAGACGCATCCTTCAAGCTGCGTATATTCTCCGAGCGCCCAGAGTTTGTATTTGCTCGGATTGGTTTCTTTGTATTTCTCGAGAACTTTGATTGTCTCAGGCGGACAGAAGGCATTGTCTTTGTACCATGTCCGTAAAATCAGAGCATTAGATTCTTTGTCGATCAGCGCTTTCGAAAGTTCATGCTTCTTGAGAAGAAAGCGGCGCTGAAGCCATGTCATCGATCCGAGAATCTGAGGTACAGGATTGTGAGTGAAGATCATCCTACCTGGATATTTCTGCGGCGATAGTCCGGCATCGATAGAATCGATATCATCTTCGGAATCCTCAGTTGCTTCCTCGTTCCAAATAATCGTCGCATCCTTTAGCGATTTCAGCTTATCGGGATCATCAAGGCCAAAACAGCGGAATCTTGAGCGATTTTGAAGTGTGATTTCTTTGTCATTCTTGTTGGCAATATGTGGAATTGAATTTATTCTGAAAAATGTTTGGAGTTCGGAGAAGACGGAATCTTTTAATGATGTCGCGACCTTGCGAGTGCAGACGATGAAATGATCGGCCTCGATCATTGCAGTCAATCCAAGAACCTGTGCAGTCGCAATGCTTTTGCCTGATCGGCGGCCGCCATAAAGTTCGAAATATCGGACGTCTTTCCGAAGCGTTCTATCTGGGCCGATTAGCTGCCGATAAACGCTATTGATCTTTATGTTCGGCATTCGGTTCCACGAATGAAACGGAAAAGACAAGAGCATCACCATCAGCGCCAGTCAATTCATGGCGATCGCGCCAATCTTTCGGGCGACGATTTTTGAGCCAGAAAATTTGAGCAGTGACATCGGGAGGGCAATGCTCAATTATCGGGATTCGCTCAACGTGGGCGCCTCTTAAATTCCCATCGCTCACCGTAATTATTTTTTCAGATTCGAAACTATATCCGGTTGCTCGAGCATAGAGAGATCGCTCAACTTCATCGTCAGGTTCTTCCTTGCCTCGCTTTAAGGCATCTGAAAACTCTTTATGCTCCACTTTCCACAGGCTGATCGTGGACATTGCGACGCCAATCTTGTCCGCGATCTCCTGTTCGGTCATTCCGGTTCTCGCCATGTATTCGACGGCGAGGCAATATTCTTTTTTGAATTTCGAAGGCCGGCCTCCTGGATGCCTTCCTGTTTTCTTTTTGGGTTCAGCAAGAGGATTTTTTCTAGGTCGCCCAGGTCCGCGCTTTCCCGACATTATTTGGCCTTTCGGTAAACCTTGATTTTCGAGCAATTCTCGCGCGCCTGCCGTTCCGCGGCGGCTTCGGCCTGCTTCTGCGGATGACCGGCTTTCATCATTGTCT